GACTGTTAAGCGTGATCAGATGGGTAATGTGTTAAGCACTGTTAAAGTACCATTAGCATATGGTCCAAAACAAAAGTTCTTAGCACGTTTAAAGGAAGAACCAGATCTTTTGGCTCCTGAAGTAGCACTTCGTTTACCGCGTATGTCGTTTGAAATAACTTCTGTTTCATATGATACTACTGCTAAAGTTAACAGGAATATAAAGTTACAAACTCCTTCTATTCATGGTGTTAATACAATTTATACAGCTGCACCTTATAATTTATCGGTACAGTTAAATATTATTGGTAAAACGCAAGATGAGGTTTTGCAAATTACTGAACAGATTTTACCGTATTTTAATCCAGAATATATAGTTACAGTAAGAGAAATACCAGAGATCGATTTAGTCAGAGATGTACCCATTACTCTACAATCTGTAACTATGAGTGATGATTACGAAGGTGAGTTTGAACAACGTAGATCATTAATTTACACATTAGATTTTAATATGAAAATTGCGTTTTATGGGCCAATACAAAAAGATGTTGGTGTTATTAAAGACTCTACTGTTAATATTAGAAATAAAACTACGATGAAAAAGATATCTACTATAAACGATCAAGTTTCTCCATTGAATGTTGGACCTAGTGATCCACATACTATTATTGAAACAATTATTAATTATGACCAAGACTTCGGTTTTGTCGACAGTGAGTGAACAATATGAAAAGTATAGATACTATTGAAAGCAAAAAAGAGAAGATAGTAAAAGCCCTTAGTAAGAATATGCCGATATCGGCACCATTGGAATCTTCGCCACCAGTCGACGACCTGCAGGTTGACTATGATGTGTCGAGAGAGACATATAAAGAGCTTATTGATAAGGGTAACGTAGCTATCGATCTTATGATGGAACTTGCAAAAGATTCGCAACATCCTCGCGCTTTCGAAGTATTAGCAGGTTTATTAAAAACACAAGCTGATAATACTGATAAGCTTGCTGATCTCCAGAAAAAGCTTCAAAACCTTCGCAATGGGCCGAAGGCTAAATCTACTCCCGAACAAATAACCAATAATAATGTATTTGTAGGATCTACAACAGACCTACAACGTTTTATTCTTGATCAACAAAAGAATAATAATGCCGTGATCGATGTCAACACTAACACACTTAACCAATAACGAGTACGGATATCTAGGGAATCCTCTCGTTAAGCGGGATGGTGTTCAACAAACTTTTTCCCAAGACGAACTACAAGAATACATTCGCTGTATGAATGATGCTTCGTACTTTGCAAATAAGTACATTAAGATCATTAACCTTGATGAAGGTTTAGTTCCGTTTAGTCTATATCCATATCAGCAAAAAATGTTTGAGCATTTTAATGACAATCGTTTTTCTATTGTATTGGCATGTCGACAATCTGGCAAATCTATTTCATCTGTCGTATATCTTCTTTGGTATGCGATATTTAAACCAGAACAAACAATTGCCATTTTAGCAAATAAAGGTTCTACATCGCAAGAAATGCTAGGACGTGTTACACTTGCATTAGAAAATTTACCTTTCTTCTTGCAACCTGGTTGTAAAACGCTAAATAAAAAATCTATAGAGTTCTCAAATAACTCTAGAATTGTTGCAGCTGCAACATCTGGTAACTCTATTCGTGGTATGTCAGTCAATCTACTGTTCCTTGATGAGTTCGCGTTTGTTGAGAATGATGGTACATTCTATACATCTACATATCCTGTAATTACTTCGGGTAAAACTACTCGCGTTATTATCACATCAACTGCTAATGGTTTGGGAAATACTTTCCATAAATTATGGGAAGGTGCAGTACAAGGTACAAATGATTTTAAATCGTTTAGAGTTGATTGGTGGGATGTTCCTGGAAGAGACGATGAATGGAAACGTCAGACTGTTGCTAATACCTCTGAGCTTCAATTTGACCAAGAGTTTGGTAATAATTTCCATGGTACAGGCAACACACTAATCAATGCTAATGCTTTATTGTCTTTAAAATCTAAAGAACCTTTATATTCGATGAATAGCGTTAACGTGTATGAAGTTCCAGTGAAAAAAGACAAAGAAGATGCAGAATCTAAAGATCATAATTATATTGTACTAGTAGATGTAGCAAAAGGCAGAGGACAAGATTATTCAACATTTAATATTATAGATGTAAGCACTAATCCATTCAAACAAGTTTGTACGTATAGAGATAACAATATTTCCCCACTATTGTTTCCAGATGTGATTTATAAATATGCTAACATGTATAATAAAGCATTAGTTGTTATAGAAAACAATGATGCTGGTCAAGTAGTATGTAATGGTTTATTTTATGATTTAGAATATGAGAACACATATACTTCTAATGGTGTTAAAGCTGATGCCATCGGTGTTTATATGGATAAAAGAACTAAGAAAATTGGTTGTTCACATATTAAAGATTTGGTTGAGCAGAAAAAAATAGAGATTGTTGATGCAGAAACCATAGTTGAGATGTCGACTTTTGTTTCAAGAGGTCAGTCATATGAAGCTATGACTGGAATGCACGATGACTTGATGATGAACTTAGTAATGTTTGGCTGGTTTGCAGCGACTCCAATGTTTGCGGAGTCTATCGATAGCGGTATGAGAGAATATATCTACTCACAGCAGATGAAGCAAATAGAAGATGAAGTACTGCCATTTGGGTTTAATGATGATGGCAGAGAAGAACAAAACCCCACTCACATAGATAACGAAGGACAGGTTTGGCGAGAATTTAATTGGCCAGAAGATCCACAACCATGAATTTCACATTGATACTATTCGCATCGGCATTTGCTATATCTTCTGTCGCTGCGTATTATTCTGTAGCAGGATTAGTTGCTATATTTTCTGGCGAACCGATTGCAGCTATTATAATGGGTATAGCTTTAGAAATAGCTAAACTTGTTGCTGCTTCATGGATATATCGCAACTGGCAAACCACGGCTAGACTACTTAAATATTATTTCACTATCGCAGTATTAATACTTTCATTGATAACTTCGATGGGTATTTTTGGTTATCTGTCTAAATCACATTTAGAACATAGCGTTGTTTCTGGTGGAGTATCATCACAAGTACAGATATTAGACGATAAGATTTTAACTGAAAAAGAAAATATAACCGCAGCAAGGAAAGCTTTAAGACAATTAGATGAATCAGTAGACCAAACGATGGCTAGATCTACTGATGAAAAAGGTGCAGAAAGAGCTGCAGCTTTAAGACGTTCACAACAAAAAGAACGTCGTACCATTTTAGCCTCGATTGATGATTCACAAAAGACAATTGAAAAACTTAATGTAGAGAAGGCACCTATTGCTGGTGATCTGAGAAAGATCGAAGCAGAAGTTGGCCCGATAAAATACGTTGCTGAGTTGATCTATGATGATTCGTCAGTTGAGGTTATTGATAAGGCAGTTAGATTAATTATTATATTAATTATCTGCGTATTTGATCCACTAGCTATTTTATTGTTGATAGCTGCAAATATGGAAATGAGGAAAGGTGCTCCTCGTGCAAGTACCACAACAGAACAGAAAGAGGAAAATATCGTGCAAAAACGACCCTCTGGAACATCGAGAACTTTACCAATAAAACCTAAAAAACCAAGTCTTCCAAAAAGGACAAAAATAAGGCCTACGGTACCAAAAAAGAAACCGAAACCAGTTCCTAAAAAACCGCCGAGTAGAAAACCAAAGAAGAGCACTGTTAGTGCTACACCTGGATTAGATGATGTTATTACGATTAAAAAAAGTACAGTATATCGTTTCGATGGTTAGAAATCCAGAAGTTATAAATATATGGTAGAAGTGATAATTCTTATTATGGCACATATTATGCTCTCAACAATCCATATTAACTTAAAATCGAGGTAGAGAAAAATGGCTTTTCAAGTTTCTCCTGGCGTACAAGTACGCGAAATCGATCTTACTAATGTTGTACCTGCAGTCTCTACTTCAATTGGAGCTACTGTAATTACAGCCTTAAAAGGTCCGATAGAGGAGATTATAACCATTACTTCAGAGAAAGATTTAGCAGATACGTTCGGTGTGCCAACAGATGACACAGCTCCGTATTTCTTTAATGCTGCAGCTTTTCTAAAGTACGGTAATAATCTTAAGGTGGTCCGTGTCGCTGGTACTGGTGCATTAAATGCAACAGCTGGTACATCAAGTGCAGGCACTGGACTTTTAATCAAAAATAAAGATCACTACGAAACCAATTACGAAAACGGCTCAGCGTCTCAAGGTTGTTTTGCTGCCCGTGATGCTGGTGATCTAGGTAATTCAATCTCAGTTCAATTTGTAACTAATTCTGCAGGATATGCGGCATGGACAGACTGGAAAGATCAATTCGATAGTGCTCCAGGTACATCTGATTATGCAACATCTAAAGGTGGTAGTGCAGACGAAATGCATATCATTGTATACGATAGAACAGGTTATATTAGCGGCGTTGCTGGTACAATACTAGAAAAATTCGAATATGTATCACAAGCTCGTGATGCTAAAAAATTCGACGGCACATCAAATTATTATAAAGAAGTTATCAACGCGACATCAAAATACATTTGGTGGTTAGATCATTTATCTACATTAACAAGTGCTGGATCATTAGCTTCAGAAAACTTTGTAACTATCGGCACAGTATACAGTAAAAATCTCGCTGGTGGTGAAGACGGTTCTGCAGTTGATGAAGGCGATATCGATACGGGTTTCCAAGTATTCAATGATGCAGAAACTGTTGACGTCAATTTATTGATTGGTGCACCAACTCTTGCTTCCACAGCAGGCGAAACTCAAGCAGCTAACTTAATTGCAATTGCAGAAAATCGTAAAGATTTAATCGCATTTGTCTCTCCTCCAATCAGCGCAACGGCAGCATCAACATCGCAAAAAGCAGATGTTATTGACTTCGTTGACACACTAACATCAACGTCCTATGCAGTTGTAGATTCTTCAGCTTTGAAAATTTACGATAAGTATAACGACGTATATCGCTGGATTCCAGCTGCTGGTCATATGGCCGGTCTTTGTGCTAATACAGACGAAGTTGCAGATGCTTGGTTCTCACCAGGTGGCTTCACTCGTGGTCAATTATTAGGCGTAACAAAGATTGCTTTTAATCCTAAGAAAGCTGAACGCGATGATTTATACAAAAGACGTGTAAATCCAATCGTTTCTTTCCCAGGTGAAGGCACAGTATTAT